GTGAGAACACTGTGGGAACAACAAGCAGTCCGATATGGGGGAATGCCTTTGGTGAGTACATCGAAGTTGGTTGAGCTTGGTGGCAAAGGGCCGCAGGTTGAAGACGGATTTTTGCGCCTGGCCAACGAGCTGTACGACGCCGTGCTGCGCTTCGGTTTTTCCGGACGCCAGTTGCACGTGCTGCTGGCAGTCGTGCGCAAGACGTATGGCTATGGCAAGAAAGTCGACGACGTGACCGCGTCGCAACTTGGGGCCTTGTGCGGCATTGCGCGCAACCACGTGACGACGACACTCAAGCAGTTGGAGCGCATGAATGTCGTGGTCTGTGAGCCTGGCCGGTATGGGTTGATCGTCGGGATCAACAAACGGCACACAACCTGGGTGAAGCCAGTGCGGCAGTCCGATGTTGCATTGCTGCCTGTCCCGGATCGGGACGACGCGGAGCCGATTGCATCTCCGGCTTCCAGTCCGGTTTCGGGACTGGTATTGGTCCCGGATCAGGACGTGCAGCGTCCCGTCTCGGGACCCTCAAAAGACAAGCCCAAAAACCAACTTCAACAGACAAATCTTTATCCTCGGCCGGTCGCTGTCACTCAGGTGTCACCTCGTCGTGCGGCGCGTTCGCATCTGATGATGAGCGACACCTTGAAAGACCGCTTCGATCGTTTCTGGCAGGCCTATCCTCGCAAGGTCGACAAGCAAGATGCCCGTGACGCTTTCGCGCGGCTGATGCCTGACGAAGCGTTGCTGGATTTGATGCTTGAATCGATTCGGCGCAGCACCGCAGCTGGTTTGTGGAGCGATGTGAAGTATGTGAAACATGCATCGACCTGGTTGAACAGCGCGTGCTGGGAAGACGAAGTGCAGTGCGAATACGACGCGGCTGCCGTCGAGGTGATCGAAGCCTACAACGCGGCACTTGGCGAGCAACTGGGTACGGTTTCCGTCAGCGTCTATTCCACCCGGCGCGCGGGCAACATTGCTGCCTTCATTCGATATTCGGACAAGCCCAAGTTCTGGCTACGCTACTTCGCTTGGGTGCGGGAACACTGCGCGCTTCCCCCCAATGTCGGCTTCGACTGGATGATCAGCCCGGCGGGCTTCTCCAACGTGGCCGGCGGTCAGCACGAGCGTCGCGCATGACTCGCGCCGAGCTGTACAGCGACATTGCCGAGCAGTCCGTACTGGGCGGGCTGCTGCTGAACAACGAGGCCTTGGATCATGTAGGTGAGCTTCGGCCGGAACACTTCTTCAGCCCGCGCAACCGGCAGGCCTATCGAGAAGTCTTGCGACTGATCGGTGAAGGCGCGGCGGCCGACGTGCTGACGGTGTTCGATCGCCTGGGCGCGCAGTCAGCCGAACTGCTGATCTATCTGAACGCCTTGTCACGCAACACGCCGGGCGTGGCCAACATTGGCCACTACGCAGACATGGTGCGTGACCGGGCGCAGCGGCGTGGGGTCTTGGCCCTGGCGTCCGAGTTGTCCGATCGTGCGCACACCAGTATTGGCGAACCGATTTCCAGCTTGATCGATTATGGCCAGGGCGAGCTGGAAAAGCTGTCTGCCTCGCGCGGCCGGATCGAACCCGAGCATGTGGCCGATGGCCTGCAGAGCTTTCTCGATGAGATGAAACGACAGGCTGCCGGCGTGCTGCCCAAAGCCATTTCAACGGGTTTCGCGGACCTGGATCGCAGGCTGTCAGGCGGCATGCGGCGTGGCGAACTGATCGTGATCGCCGCGCGCCCGAAGATGGGGAAAACCGCGTTTGCGATGAGCGTGGTCAATTATGTTGCCACGCATGGGCAGGCGCTTTTCCTGTCGATGGAAATGCCGAAACGACAACTTCTGCAACGCCAGATTGCCAGCCTCGGGCGGGTCGATCTGCGCTACCTGCTGCAGGCAGACACGATCCCTGCAGATGACAGTGGCAATGCCATCTGGTTGGCCATATCAACGGGCTTGCAACGCCTGCGCACCTTGAGCCTGTGGATCGACGATCAGGGTGGCCTGTCCTTGTTCGACGTGCGCACCAAGGCGCGCTCGACCAAGCGCCGTCATGGCCTGGATGTGCTTGTCATCGACTATCTGCAATTGATGAGCGGCGAGGGCGACAACCGCAATGCGCAGATCGAAGGCATCACACGCGGTCTGAAGGCGCTGGCCAAAGAGCTCGACATTGCGATCGTGCTGCTGTCGCAGCTCAATCGCCAGCTGGAAAGCCGTGCCGACAAACGACCGATGCCATCAGACCTGCGTGATTCAGGCGCAATCGAACAAGATTGCGACGCGGCCTTGTTCCTTTATCGAGATGAGGTCTACCACGCAGACACCTTGGCGCGCGGCATTGCCGAAATCAACGTGGGCTTGATTCGGCAAGGAGAACCCGGGCGAGTACGACTGGCATATGTCGGTGCGCAAACCCGCTTCAGCAGCCTTGCTTCAACCGAGTTGCCAGCCACGCCAGACGTGATGCCAGCGCCGCGCAAGACCAGAGGCTTCGAATGATGCACAGCAGCCTGTGCCAAGACAAGGGCGGGCGCAATCGTGGCCGAAACCAACAGCGCAGGGGAGACAACAAGATGAATATCTCGACACAGACCCAGGCGGTAACCGCCGTCAATCATGCGGGCTTGAGCTTGCTCGCCGAATCGAACCAGATTGCGCCGCCGCGCCGCGTGATCATCAGCAAGGGAGTGACCATGTCCGCTCGTGAACGTTGGGAATACCGCGATCCAGCCGCCGTGTTGGAACACAAAGAAGCCGCGTCAGCGCGTGCCGGAGAGGTCAACGTGATCGACCCCTTCGGCAAGCTCGTGACCATCAAGCAAAACGGGCCGCGACCACACCGCGAAGTCGACTTCCGGCTGCGCGTGCCGCTTGCGCTGCATGAACGCCTGGAGCGCTGGGGCGAGATCATGCGCGAGCGCCGTCGCCCCGATATCAGCATGACCGGCAAGGTCTGCCATCACCTGGCAGTGCTGGCAGGCAAGGCGCGCCAAGAATGGCGACAGCCACCGTCCGGTGCGGAAGTATCGGATGCTGCCTTGGTAGAAGCCGCATGGCGGGGTGAGCCGCTGCCGATGAAAGACAAAGTGATGTTGGCTGGCTACTACTGCTATGGCGTGCATCCCTCGGCATTGTGCCGCGCAGCTGCGATTCCATATCGCCAATTTGATCCGTTGATGTTCCATGCAGTCACATCGATTGGAAATATTCTTGACTACCGCGCAAAAGTGCGCAATAATAGATCCACAATTTGATCACCGCACTTTCGAGTGTGAGTATATGCAGCCCGATGGGCTGCATTAATTCGCCCGAAAGAAATGAAGCCCGCCGATGAGCGGGCTTTTTTGCGTTCGGCGTTTTTTTGCGATGTTTGTCGCAGCGCCTAGGTAAGAGAACAACCCTGACATCGAAAAGCTGTCGGGGTTTTTTTTCGTCCCGACCCGATCAGGTTTCACCCCAATCCCGCCATCGAGTGGGTTTTTTTCGTTTCTGGAGTCAATACATGGCCAATCCCGTTCTGCTCGTTCAAGGCACCAAGCTCGATATCTCGACCGCCGCCGTCACCGACGTCAATGCCGTGGTAGCACCCGCCGGTTTCGCATCGCTCGACATCACCGCCAAATCGGTGCAATACCAAGGCGGCAGCGCCGACGAAATCGACGCAACTGTCCTGGCCTCCAGCGCCAAGGAATTCCGTCTGGGTCTGCGCGATGCCGGCACCATGACCGTGTCCGGCCACTGGGTCCAGGCTGACGAAGCGCAAGTCGTCATCAAAGCCGCTGCACAAGACAAGCAGACCCGCCTGATCCGCGTCACCTTCAGCGACGGCTCGACCTTCTCGGCCCTGGCCCTGGTCTCGCAACGCTCGTGGGACGCGCAGGTGTCCGGCGTCGTGTCCGCCACCTTCAACTTCCGCCTGACTGGCGACACCGTGGAAGTTGCGGCACCCGCCAACGGCGGCTGATCGCCCAGAGCGTCTTTCAGCCCGGCTTCGGCCGGGTTTTTTTCTTCAAGGAGCAGGCGTATGGCGCGCGTAGAAATCGCGGTCGGCGACAACGGCCGCGGACGGGTTCGTGTAGACGGCGTGGACCTGTCAGCCTCGGTGTCAGCGGTAGACACCGCGATCGTTGCCGACAGCGTATCCACCGTCAGCTTGACGCTGTCCCTCACTGCCCAGGATTTGTCCTTTGGCAACGCGCAGGTATCGATCAAGGGCACCTACTTGCCCGACTCGGTACAGCGCGCGCTGTACGACTACCTGGCACCGATTTACGGCGTTTGAGTTTTCCTCAAGCCCGACATTTTTCCTTTATCGCCGCATTGCGGTGTGACCCCACAGGACAAAAAAACATGACCCAGGCACAAGAAATCAGCATCGACAACTTCGACGAACGCGGCGCCAACGAACAAGGCGTCGAGATCGAATTGCTTACCGCAACCAACCTGCCCACCGGCATCCACCTGCGCGTGCTGGGCGAGCACTCCGAGAAAGTGTCCTCGCACACCTTCCGCACCATCAACACCCGCCGTCGCCAGGAACTGGCCAATGCCCGCAAAGGCAAAAACGCCGACGTGCGTCCGATCGAAGATGACGTCACCCTGACCATCGACAAAGCGGTCATCGCCACCATCGGCTGGCGCGGCCCGAAAGAACCCTTCGGTGAAGCCAACCTGCGCAAGCTGCTGACGCGCAACCCCAGCTTCGTCACGCAGATCCTGGAAGCCTCGGCCGACAGCGCCGCTTTTACGCAGGGCTGACCGATGCGCTAGTCGCATTTGCTGAAGCCGAGTTTGCGTTTACTCGGCCCGGCAAGGATGGTCAGCCTTCAAGAAAGAAGGTGCTGTTGGAAATCCATGCGCAGACCGGCGTGCTGGCCGATGAATTGGCCAGCGCCCCTGTGCCGCCTGAAGAGACGGCGTATCTATGGCGCTGGTTCTGCGAGATTGCCGCCGGACGGCAGTGTGGGATGGCACCGAATCCGTTGATGCACGGGGAAATCGATGTGTGGTTTCGTCAGCGGGGGATCAGGCCTGCGGAGTGGGAGTTGAAGGCGCTGCGCGAGGTGGATGGCGCGTGGTTGGTGAGTTTGGCGGATGACTCGGGAGGGAAGATCGGGTCTGCAATGGGGATGGGGGCGAGCGACTAACCGTTGGTCGCTTCGATGTTCCCATCTGATATTCGTACTGCATCGAGTTTCTCCCGACTCAAAGCGGGGATTTTTGATTGATGCTGCGGACATTCCTTAGCCGCAGATACTTCGTCGTCCTTGAAGGGACAAATTAATTTCTGCCCCGCCATCGAGCGGGGTTTATTTATTGGGTGCTCCATGGAAAAAACCGCTGATCTGAAGATCGATTCCGCGGCAGCTGTATCAGCCAAGGCCGATCTCGATGCGATGTCAGAGGCGGCTGAGCGGACTGAAGCGGCAGCTCAGCGGGTCGGTCAATCCTGGACGGACAACGTCTCGAGAATCGTTGCGGCTGTCGACATACTTGCTGCCCGGATGGATGCGTTGTCAGGCATCAATACAAAGGCGATGCAAACGGCCGCAGCCGTTGCCGACTCCGTTGCACGCTTGTCTGCTGCATACGAAGGAAACATGCAACGCGCTGCTGCAGTTCAAGCAGCCACCGAAAAGATGGCCAGTTCGATGGCTAAAGTTGGCGAGCAGGGCGGTGGCATCGCGCAAGGGCTCGATGGCCAAGCCGCAGCTGCGGCACGTGCAACCGAGGCACTGAACGGTTTGGGTGGTGCTTTGGTCAACTCGTTGGATATTGACAAGATCATTGCGTATTCCGATGCCTGGCAGGGTGTCGAGAATCGTCTTCGCTTGGTCGCCGAAGGAAGCGCTGGTCTGGCGCAAGTCACAGACTCGGTTTTCAGCACAGCCCAACGCACCAGCATGCAGTTGGAAACTGTTGCACAGCTCTACCAGCAGCTTGGGCTCCAAGCTAGCGCGCTGGGCCTGAGTCAGCGAGACGTGGCGATGGTTACCGATACCGCTGCGCAGGCGATTGCTGCATCGGGTGCAAGCGCTGCGGATGCTTCTGCGGCCATGGTGGGCTTTGGTGAGGCAATGTCCAGTGGGGGTATCGGCGCGGAGGCTTTCAATTCTCTGCTCAGCCAAGCGCCCAGCTTGCTTCAGGCACTGGCGACCGGCACGGGAGTCAGCCTGGAAGGCCTGAAGGCAATGGCCTCGCAGGGCGAGCTTACCGGGGATGTCATTGTTACGGCCCTGGCCAAGGCGCACGAAGCGGTGGGTGAACAGCTTGATGGCCGTGTGAAGACCGTCGGTCAAGCATTTACTGAACTGGAGAACGCGCTGACGCGGTTTGTTGGCACAGCAGGGGAGAACAGCGGCGTTGCGTCGGTATTGGCGGGCGGAATCAGTGCGCTGGCCGACAACATTGGCGCCGCCGCCTCAGCCGGAGCCACATTGGCAGCGTTGCCCCTGGCTGCCTGGCTGACGTCTGCGGGTGGAGCCACCAACGCCATTGTTACTGGCCTCGGACTGGCGTCCACCGCCGCTCGAGTGTTCCTGACAACGATTGGTCCCATTGGATGGACGGTGCTTGCTATTGGTGCGGCTACCACTGCCTGGGAGTTGTTCGGTAATAAGGCAACTGAAAGTGCCTCAGAGCAGGAGTCTGCAGCCAATCGCGCTGCTGCCGCGGCGCGTGCTGCGGCTGATGGGACGGTAACTGGCTTGGACCACCTCATCGCGACGTACGAAGATCTCGCCAAGAAGCGACGTGCGGCGCTAGGCTTGGACGATAACGAGCTTGATATTGCTCGTAAGAAATTCGAGACGGATTCGGCTCGAATTAAACAGTTGTCAATGGACTATGTGGCTGCGTTGGAAAAGGCTCGCGATCCAAATCTGGGTGCGTTAGAGCATAACAACGCTGTGGCGGATTTCGAACGCATTAAGAATGAACTTACGGCTGCGACTGCAGCTGTAGCCAAGTTGTACGAGTCCATTCAGAAGGCAGCGGCTCTGAGCCGTCAAAATTATATGGATGGGGGAACCTCCGCAGGTAAACTGGCCGACGCCCTTGCTGGAGAGGACAAGAAGTTTAAGCGGGAAACTGTCGGTTTGGTAATTGGAAGTGCTGAATATCTAAAGGTGGAGGAAAAATATAAAGAGAACGTGCAAGCAATAAACTCTCGATTTAAACCGCCTGTACCGATTTCTCCCCCTAAACCTCCTGGTACAAATCCTCCTGGCGGTACTCCTCCGTCCGTCGGTGCTGCGCCAAGCGATTTTCAGTCCTCCTACGAAAAAACTTCAAAAGAGGTAGACAAGCTTGCAAGGCGGGAGCAAGCGGATATAGCACGTCGTGAGGAAATGAACGAAGCTGCTTATCGCCGTGGAGCCAAAAGCGCGGAGGATTACTTCACCGAGCGCGCAAATCTGGCCACAGCAGCTGGTAAGGTGGCCGTTAAGGCAGCTGAGGACGAGAAGGCAGCTGTTGAAAAACTCATTTCAAGCGGAAAAGGCGGCGCGACACAGCAGCGTGTGTGGCAGGACAAGCTTACCGAGCTAAGTGAGAAAGTGACCGACGCGAAGTCGGCCATGAGCCTGAGTCAACAAAAAGTTGAGGACGCGCGTACCGATTACCTGCTGAAACCGCAGCAGGATGCAGTGAGTGCTGCACAGATGTCAGCACAGACTGCTGAGCAGCAGGCAGAGGCCTTGCGCACTCAGGTTGAACAGTACGGTAAGACCAAAGGGGCTGTTCTGGAACTGGTCGCGGCGAAGGCGGAAGAAGATGCCGCAAGTGCACGTAGCAGGTTGGAAACGGCCGTGGCCTCAGGTGCTCGGCAAGAAGAAATCGCGTTGATCGAAAAGCAAGTCGAAGCACTTAATCGCAGAGCTAAAGCAGCTGGCGAGGCCGTTGATAGCAATAAAGAGCTCGAAGCAAAAGTTGCAGATAACGAATTTACCCAAGAGGTAAAACGTAGAAACGAACAAATCGGTTCTTCTTTGACTGATGCCCTAATGCAGGGCTTTGAGAACAGCAAAGGGTTTGGCGAGAAATTCAAGAATACCCTTGTCAATATGTTCAAGACGATGGTGCTGCGGCCGATCATCCAACCGATCGCGCAGGGGGCTGCGAACTACCTGACGAACGCGCTGGGGTTCACCAGTGGGTCGGGCACCGGCACTACGGGCGGTCCGTCGTGGACGGACACTGTTAGTAATCTGTCATCGCTTTATCGCGGAGCGCAGGCGGCTGGCTGGCTTGGTGGCGGAGCTGCTACCAGTGGATTCATGGCAGGAGGATTGACCGGCGGAATCGCTAGCGGCGGTGTTGGCCTGACGGCAGGTGGCGGACTTGGGTTGACGGCTGGTGGTGGTCTTGGGCTTAGTGCTGGGGGGTTGACGGTAGGCGGTGGTGTTGGCGGTGGCCTCGCGGGTGGCGGATTGGCTGGCGGTGGTCTTGCAGGAACTGCTGGAACCGGTCTTGGATTGAGCGCTACAGGTAGTGGACTTGGCCTAAGTGCTACTGGAAGCGGGCTTGGTCTGTCGCTCGGTGGCGGAACGGTTGCCACCGGCGCGGCCACAACAGCAGCGACGACGGCTGCCACAACAGCAGCCACCACCGCGGCAACGACTGGCGGAACTCTGGCAGGAGCGATGAGCGCGATCGGCACGGCGATGCCGTATATCGGCGCGGCGATCGCTATTTACACGATGCTCAGCGGGTCGTTCAAAGGCGAAAATCGGAGCGGCGGCACATTCCAATGGGAGGCCGGACAAGCCCAGTTCCTGCACGGTCCATCTGGCGGTACGGCAGGTCAAGAAAGTGTCGTCAACGCTGCGATCTCGGCAACAGCGGGCGGTGTAAACGCCCTGCTGAAAGCCGCTGGTTCGGGCCTGAGCGTCACCAGCCTGATCGCTGGGTTCGAAGGCTCAGAGAAGGGGCGCGGCGGCGTGATGAGCGGGGTGACGCTCTCGGACGGCCGGCAACTGGGCGAGGACGGTAGCGGCAGTAACTATAAGGGCAGCTACTACAACAGTAAATTGCCCACTACGCTGACGACCGAGGCCGCTGCGGCGTTGCTGACAACGGATCTCAAACACCTGCAAATCGAGGTATTGCAGTCAGCAAACGACATCCCAAGCGCGCTGCGCAAATTGGTGGAGGGTGTCGACGCGGTTTCGTTAAATGATGAAGCCGCAACGTCATTGCTCGCAAAAATCGGGGCTCAGGTCGCAGGGGTCAATACCTTCAGTCAGTTCGTCGATTCATTTGATGGGCCATTCGAGAAGCTCAAAGGGCTGACTTATGACCTCAAGGCCAGCCTCATAGAAGTAGCAGGCGGCGTTGAGCCGCTCACCGCAAATCTAGGCAGCTACTACGAGAATTTCACGTCCGAAGCTGATCGAATGGGCAACAGCTTCGAGTCAATGAAGCAGGCTGTTGAAGGCGTTGGCCAAGTAATGCCCACCACGGAGGCGGGCTTCAAATCATTGGTTGATGGCTTGATCGACAGCTTGAGCGAGACTGATGTAGAAGGCCAAAAAGCACTGGCAACGCTGTTGGGCATAAACGGAACCTTCAAGTCTTGGTCTGACTATACCGTCGCCACTGCCGAAGCCACTGCTACCAAACAAAAGCAGTTGGCAGATCAGCAGAAAGCTGACGTTGTGACTGCGTTTGAGACACAGCTGGCTGCCGTGCAAAAGGCAACGCAACGCGCAAGCGCTTTGCTGTCTTCACGCAATGCTGTCGGATCGACGATGGATTCGATCGACAAGGCGCTGGATGGTGACGCGGCGTTCGGTGCCAAACGTGAGCAAGAGCTTTGGGCCGCGATGCAAACTGCGTCTCTAGAGCAGCAAGTGTCATTGTCAGGCGAACTTGCCAACTTGGTACTGGCACGCTTCCAAACCGAGAAGACCAATCTCGAATCATTGCTCGAGTTAGGAAAGAGTCTGCGCAAGTATGTGGAAGATCTGAAGAACAGTGATCTTTCTCCTCTTACGCTGGGCGAGAAGCTTGCGGAGGCGGCCAAGCAGTACCGCGATACGTTGGGCAAGGCACAAGGGGGCGACGTTAAAGCCCTGGAAGAGTTGCAAGGTAGGGCGCAGACCTATCTACAGCTTCAGCGTGAGTACAGCGCATCAGGGACCGACTACACCGCAGTGTTCGGTAGTGTGACCGGAGCGTTGGACGGTCTGGGTTCATCTACTCAGAAAGATGCCCAACAGCAACTTGATGTGGGCGGCGCATCTTTAGCGCAGTTGCAGGAGCTTCGGGGCGTTGCCGCTGACGCATACGCTGTGTTGGATCGTCAGTATCAGCACGCGGTAACTACCGCGCAGTCTGAGCTGGCAGCCCTTGAGGCGCTTGCGCTGAAAGCCGGGCGGCTTGACGACGTGACGTCACTTCTTGCTGGTCTGCCGGCGGACCTTGCTGCAGCCCTTCAGTCGCAACTGGCAACGCCTAGCAATGTTGGAGGCTGGTACCAGGAGACGCTCAACCGAACTGCAGATGCCGGCGGCCTGAAATTCTGGTCAGACGCTTCTGAAAATATGGGGGTAGACAGCGCCAAGTCGAGCTTCCAGCAAGTTGCGCAGAACGAGCTGTGGTTGAACTCGATATATCAGTCTGTATTCGGTCGTACTGCCGATGCCGGTGGGCGTGACTTCTGGTTGACGGCCCTAGGTAACGGCATGAGTAAGGCTGAGATCGAAGCAGAAATTCGCCAGGCTGAGATTGATGGTTCTCATGCACATGGACTTGGCTACGTGCCGTTCGATGGTTATGTCGCAGAGCTTCATCAAGGCGAACGCGTACTGACCGCTGCGGAAAGCCAGATGTATTCGGCCACGGCGATCAGCACTTCCCGTAACGAAAACAATGCGGAGTTGGTGGCGGAGGTGCGCGCGTTGCGCGCCGATGTCGTGGGCTTGCAGTCGGCGTTGGTTAAGGCAACGGGCGATGGTGCCAATGCCGTCGCGTCAACTGTTGCAGCTGGCGCTGAACACGTGGCGGGTAGTGTCGGCCAGGCGGTTAGTCGTGGTGCCTACGCCGCATTAGAACGAAAGGTGGAACTGGTATGACAGACGCAGAGTTTCTTGTCTGGCTCGATGAGCCATCAGCAATCCGGGTGGTGTTGGCCGAGGTCGGTGTGTTCAGCAAAGGAGTGGAAACTACGCGCTTTTTGGCTGATCGTCACTACACCACGTCGACGACAGACACCCCGGCCAACCTGGCGTACCTCGGCATCATCCGTGGCGGGATCTCATTTGATGAATCGCTGCCGCTGGATGGTCAGACGTCTCTGTCGACGGGCAACATCGAGATCGACAACGCCAGCGGTGAACGTGACGATTGGCTCGCCGATGTTTGGCACAACCGTTCCATCGAAGTTTTCATTGGTGATGTGCGCTGGCCACGCAGTGCTTTCCGGCGGATCTTCGCTGGAACCGTGGCTGACATCGGTAGCCGAGATGCTGGCGTGTTGAACCTGTCGCTGCGCGACAAGTTGCAGCGATTGAACACGCCGGTCAGCGAGATGGTGATTGGTGGCACAGGTACCAACAAGGATGCCTTGCAACCGCTGGTGTTCGGTGAGTGTTTTAACGTCAGCCCTGTCTTGGTAGGGACCAATCATGAGTATCTGTTTCATGCTGGTCCTGCCGAGAGTGTGATCGAAGTCCGTGACAACGGCGTGCCGGTATTGCGTACCGACAAGTTGTCTACCGGTCGATTCACGCTTAACCAGTCCCCTGCGGGCCAAATTACAGCCAGCGTGCAAGGGGATAACGTTGGCGGTTACCGCAATACGGTGGCGGGCATCGTGCAACGGCTTGCGACGGCCTATGGCACGGTCGAAGACCGGTTCACGACCAACGACCTGGACCCTGTAAACCTGAGTGCTTTCGACACGTTGCACCCTCAACCGGTGGGGCTTTACCTGCCCGATCGCGCAAATGTGTTGGCGTGTTGTCAGCAATTGGCGAGCAGCGTGGGAGCGCAAGTGGCGATGTCTCGAAACGGGCGTTTGCGCTTGCTCAAACTTGCGCTGCCTGCTTCGGGGGCTGCTCGTGTGATCACGGCGGCTGACATGGTGGCGGGGAGTTTCAAGCCCGCCAGGCGGACTACGGTCATTGCTGGCGTTCGACTGGGATATGCACGCAACTGGACCTTGCAGCAGTCACTCCAAACGGGCATTCCGGCGGCGCATCGGACGTTGTACGAGCAAGAGTATTTGGAGCGAACTGCGAACGATGCCGCGGTCGCCGTCACGTATCGCTTGCACGGTGAACCGACCCGCGTCGACACCTTGCTGCTTACGGAGGCGGATGCGCAGGCCGAGGCCGCGCGTGAGCTTGCATTGTGGTCCGTGCCGCGCAGTGTTTACACCTTTACTGGGTTCGCGTCGCTGCTGCTGCTTGAACTTGGACAAGCGCTCACCATCGTGCATCCGCGATATGGGATGGATGCTGGGGTGACGGGGCAAGTGATCGGGTTGAGTACCGATTGGTCGACGCGCCGCGTTGGTGTGGAGGTGTTGGTATGAGCACGATTATCAATGCTCGCGACAAGATTCTGCAGGCGGCAACCGTGCGTACCGAGCCGGTCACGTTGCCACCCACCGTCGTTGTGCCACCAGGTCAGATCGGTGCCGGTTCGCTGCCTGAAGCAGTCAAGGGGGCGGGCGGCAACACGCTCGTCCATCAAGGGAACTTTCAGGCCCAGACCGTCATTGCTAATCAGATCGACAGCCGCGGCCTGACGATCAGAGACGAGGCGGGGACCATTGTATTTTCGGCCGGTCAGAGGCTTTCAGCAGCGCGTGTTCAGGGCCTAGGAGACCTCGCGTTGCAGAGTTCTATCGACTTGGCGACACAGGTTTCCGGGCGCCTGGACGCTTCTACGAAGGTCACCAACCTTGGCAGCCTCGCTTTTGCAAGCACGGTCGCCGCGAATCAGATTGTTAGCGGCTCTTTTATCGGTAAGACGTTTTCAGGTGGGCACTTCAGCGGCACTTCTTTCGAAGGCGGCACTTTCACTGGGACGACTTTTAATGGCGGGACCTTCAACGGAGTCCGCTTAACTGGCGATGTTGTGAATGCCACCAATATTGCCGCGTCTGGCTATATCGAAGCCGCCCGCCTGATTGCTCGGACTTCTGTCGACGCTTGGGATCTCGCCTGCAACGGCACTTTCTCGCTTAACACTCGACCCGCTGGCGCGTTTGGGAAAGATATTGTCCTTCGGGGGGATAACCTTCGTGGCTCGATCAATATCGACGGTGTCGACAAATCTTTCACCATGACTATTAGCTATTAAGGACCATAACTATGCAACGCCAAACCATACTCGCTGGGCTTCAGATATCTATTCCCAATAGCCTGCAGGGCGGCGGTCAACCCTTTAATGTGTTGATGACATCCGTGCAGTTAATGACCGATGCGGCCGGGCAGCAAATTGGCTATCCGATTCAGCAGCAAATGCCTGCCATTGCCGCAGACCTCACACCGGACGTGCTATCGGCATTTAACGAACAACTCCTTTACCTGGGTGTTTCACTGGTGCCGATTATTCCTGAACAGGAATCTTTTGATGCCTAATCTACGTCTGGTTCATGATAACGCTGCCGACCGCGCCGTAATTACCGCAAGTTCTACTGCGGGGGCATCCATCGCAGTCCATATGCAGACTGATATCAAAGGTTCTGTGCACAGGGCATCTGGCAGTGCCGTGACATATACGTTGATGTGGCCCAACCTTGAAAGTGTTGGTGCTATTTCATTGCCTGCGACCAACTTGTCGCCCATGGCAACTATCCGCGCTCGACTTTACGACGCAGATACAGCTGGCGAATTGCTGGTTGACACCGGACTCGTTTATGCATGCCCGGGCGCGCTGCTGGAACTTTGGGACTGGACCGAACCGCTTAATGCAAACGCATTTGCATATGGCGGCGCAAGCAAGACGGCAGTGTGGTTTGAACATGTAGCTGCTCGTCGTGTGGAGATTGAACTGTCTGATCCTGAAAACCCCGCTGGTTATATCGACTGCGCACGCATTGTGGCAGGGGCTTACTGGGAACCCGAGCATAACGCCTCATACGGTTTGGCAGTCAACATCGCCGACATGAGTACGTCCGATCGTGCGGATTCTGGTGACCTTCGTACCGATCGTGGTCCGCAGTACGACGAAATGGAGCTCGATCTGGAATGGCTTGATGCGCGAGACCGCGCACGTGTCATGCAGATCATGCGTGGCACGAGCGGTGGTCGCAAGGTATTCGTCAGCGTATTTCCCGGGGACACCGATGCGCTGCTCGAACAAGACCACATGATCTACGGAGGGCTCGCTGCCGGCGGCGTTATCGCCGCACGCACGCTTTCCTACTCCAAGAAAATTTCTATTCAGGGGTGGTAATGGGACGTTTTTCTACAGGTATGCGCGGGCCTGATGCTATACGGAAGCTTAATGAGCTGGACGAAGCTGCGCAGAGTGCAATCAGCGGTGCAGTGGATGCGGTCCGCCAAGCAGAAGATGCTCGGGATGCAACACTCGTTTATCGCAACGATGCGGAGCAGGCGCGCGCAACTGCGGTAGCAGCCGGTATCAATGCAACCGAAAAAGCCGTGCAGGTCGAGCTTACCCGCCAAGCGGTTGAAGACACTGCAGCCGAGGCGTCTGAGGCCAGGACTCTCGCGCAGGCTGCAGCCGGCTCGACAGCGGCAGACCGCGTGGCTGTCGCCCAGATCGTGGCTAATGGAACTGCGGCACTATCCGAGCAGATCGACGATGGCGCTGCAGACTTGGCGGGTCAAATCTCAGCTGGCGTCCAGGCCGTGAATACCGAGCTATCGTCTGCGCTCAGCAGCATCGGCTTGGAGGTTTCCAAGGCCCAGGCTAGCGCAGCAGCCACGCAGGCAGACCGCCTTGCTGCTACCACGGCCAAAGATGCAGCTGCGGCCTCCGCGGTCGATGCCGCGACAGCGGCAAGCGTCGCCGCGACAAAGGCGCAAGAGGCGAGCGCGTCCAGCGAATCATCCTCTCTGGATGCTGCGGCCACGGCAGCCGATCGCATCGCAGCGGCGGCGTCTAAAGTGGATGCAGCAACGGCAGCAGATGTCGCTACGGGGAAAGCCAATGAAACAGCAGTGAATGCCGCTATCGTTGCCGCCGACCGTGTCGCTACGGCAGAGAATGCGGAAGAAGTCAGAGAGTCAACGCAGGTTGTCGCGGGTGACCGGGCTGTGGTGTTGACGGCTAAAGACGAGGCTATTCAAGGGGCTTCGGAGGCGCTTGTCGCGGCCAACAGAGCCGAGGTAAATGCGCAGTCTGCCGCAACGATTCTGGCAAGCGTCGAGGCATACGGTAATGGCTGGACGCCGACCGTGGCGTTGGCCATCGACGGCAATCGACGCGTCCTGCGTATTACCTCGTGGGCCGGGGGGCGCGGCACGCCTCCTGCAACTGGCTACCTGGCAGAAACTGGGGTGGTGTCCGATCCAGCCATGGCGATCAACGTTCGCGGTGCGCCGGGCGCAGACGGCCAAGGCACGGGTACGGTTAAAAGCGTGAACAACGTTCTGGACGTCGAGGGCAATGTTTCGCTTGGCATCGACGATATCCCCGGCCTGCAAGAGGCACTATCCGCTGCTGGTCAAGTAAAAACCGTCGCTGGGGTCGCGCCTGGCGAAAATGGTGATGTGCCGCTCGGTCCTGACAACGTTGGCGCAGACCCAGCGGGTACCGCTGCTACTGAGGTCGAGGCCTTGAGCGAAACTCTGGCACCCGTCGCTTTTACCGGCAGCTACGACGACATGGGAGAGGGCGGCAGCGTCACCGCGGACTCGGTCAAGACTAACGGCGCGCTTATTGTGAATGGCGCGGCAGGCGCAGAGAGGTTGGTAGCGCTGACGACGGGTAACAGCTCGCGCTGGCGTGTCGGTATGACGGCCACACCCGAGGCGGGCGCGAACTCGGGCAGCAACCTCGCCATCACCCGCTTTTCGGATACCGGCGTATATCTTGGCCAGGCTCTGTACATCGATCGCGCCACAGGAAGCGTTGCGATCGCGGCAGCGCTGAACCTCGACAGCGGAATGCTAGTCCTTAACCCACGTACCAACGGGGCCGCGAATATCGAGCTGGGCGCAACCCGCGGTCTGGCCACCACCCCGTACATCGATTGGCACTCAGGGGCTAGCACCGTCGACTACGATTTCCGCATGATTGCCAGCGGCGGGAACGGGTCGAATGGCGGCGGAAATGTGGCGATGATCGGGGCGCTCCTCGATATGCGTAACGTCGGCAATGTAGCGGTACAGACCGCCGATCCTGGCGACGTTGGCTTTCGTATCGCAAACACGCAGTACGTGCGCCGCCTCACCAAAAATCAAGGGGTGGTGGCCCTGACGGGCGACGTGACGCTCACTCAGGCGCAGACCGAGTGCTCCAGCCTTACGTTCACCGGTGCTCTCACGGCCAGCGTCGTTGTAACCTTGCCCGCAGCCCAGGGGAATTGGTCGATTTTTAACGCAACCACGGGCGGATTTAGCGTCGCTGTCAAAAGCGCCAGCGCTGGATCCATCGTTATCCCAGCGCAGGGTCGTCGTCTGGTGTGGTGTGACGGCGCGGGCGTCTTTCTCCAAGACGACTTTGCGCTGAAGGCCATTGGCAATCTGACAACTCTCACAACGACCGACAAGACCGATATCGTCAAGGCGCTCAACGAAGTGAACGCGAAGCCCTCTGGCGGGGGCGGGCGCACACCTCTGGCGTCTGGCTTCACCTTTGGTTCGGTCGTAACGGCGGGTACCTATTCGGGACAAACGGCCGCCGTGGACGCTCCGGAGAGCAGGGGTTCTGGCTTTTACCTTATTGACGTCGTCCGCGAGTACAGCGGGAGTCCTGCGATTGGCGATATCGTTGCTCAGCAAGTGTCATCGATGGCGGGCGGCCTTTGGATTCGGACTGGTTATCCCACTTACCCGGATAGCGCCGGAACATGGAATGCTTGGCAGGGCCAGAGTCAATCGCAAGTGACGGCGCAGACGCCCTACGTCACAGATCTCAACTCTGCGACGAACCCGGGTGTGTACTCGAACAGCGTTGCAGCGGCAAATGCTCCGGTTTCATCTGCGGGGCTTTTTATCCGAGTGTCGCTTCGCGGCAGCGACATTTTGCAAGAGGTCTATAACTCCAACACAGGAATGGGGTGGACCCGCAGCCGCACCACCGGCAACTGGACACTTTGGGAGCCGCTAACCTCACGCGTGACTCCCGCAGCGGCTGTTCTGGGCAGCGACCACGGCGCGACGCTTGTGTTCGCCCCTGGTGCGATGAGTGCTATGGGTTCCTCAGAAGCTCACCCGAATGGGTGGTGGTGCGACGTACAGATCGACGTATCCGGTACAGGTGCGGCGATATTCGCCGCGCCGACCGGAAAACCCTTTCTGACTCAATCGGGGAGCGCGACAACGCTTCGTCTATATCCTGGCGAAAAAGTCCGTTTTTATGCGACCGGCACGAACATCAAGGTCCTCGGTCTGGCCGCAGTAATCAAGCTAGGAGACGTCTCCAACATCGGCAATGTGGCGTCTGTGGCTTTTACCACCGGCTTTGACGACCCGGAGTTGACGCGCCTCGAGGTGCACTTCGACGGGCTGTACGGATCAAGCGCGAGCGCGACTCCGTGTATGACGTTCAGGAATAGCTCGGGTGACGTAACAACCTCCATCTACAGTTTCGCCAGAGAAAGTTATCAGGGTGGCCGGCTGGACAACTCCACCGTAAATACCTCGATGTTTCAAATCTCTCCTGGCGTCACTACAACGGACGGGACACGCTGGATCAGCGGCCGTATCGCGGTCACATTGAATGCTGGTGGGCAGGCCGCATTCACGGCGCAGGGTATTGTGAACAACAGTGCGGGGGCGACTCCCGGCCCCTACTCCGCGGCAGGCATAGCGGCGCTGGCCTTGGCAGATATTCGAGGGCTCACCCTAAAAATGTCCTCGGGCAATCTTGGCAATCTTTCCCGCGTCGTCACCTATGGATATCGCAAATGACTCTTAAGCACATAATCGATGGGGTGTTGCTGGACATGGCACCCGAAGAAGATGTCGCACACCGCGCTGCCCAGGCCGCAGTGGCCCCTACGTTCGACAACCGCGTGAAGGCCCTTACCAATTTCGTTCAGGGGCATCTTGATGCCGCTGCGCAAGTCCGCCGATACGACGACATCAAGACCGCCATCACCTACGCCGACGAGCCGGCCGTGCCACTGTTTCAGGCCGAGGGCCAGGCGTTTCGCAAGTGGCGTAGTCTGGTTTGGGCCAAGTGCTACTGGTATCTGGGCGAGGTACAGGCTGGTCGTGCCCTGGAGCCGACCGAAGCCGCACTGATCGCAATCCTTCCTGCGCTGGAGTTACCCACGTGAATCGTCTTGCGTTGACCTTCAGGTGTGCTGCCATACGTGCCGTATTCGGCTGTATTGATCGTTGCCAGGCTGTTGACATGGCTGCTGGCGCCGCTTTTCGCATTGACCAGATGGTGGCTACGCACGTGAACCCAGTTCGACGTCCCAAAAAAGCTCCACTAACTTCCGGAACCGCCACATGGCGGTTTTTTTTCGCTCGGAGATTCCATGCCGCGCGTCACGTCCGTTGAAGCAGGCGGCCCCAACCTCCTCCCCTTCCTCGACACACTCGCCTTCTCCGAAGGCACCTCCAACTCCCCCACAACCCGCGATGACGGCTACGACCAGATCGTTGGCCGCACTCGCTTCACCAGCTACGCATCCCACCCCCGAGTATTGGTCGACCTGCCGCGTCTGGGCATCAAGTCCACCGCAGCAGGTCGCTACCAACTCTTGGCCAGGTATTGGGACGCCTACAGCAAGCAGTTGAACCTGAAAGACTTTTCCCCCATCAACCAGGACCGCATCGCTCTCCAGCAGATCAAGGAGCGGCGGGCGGTCGACGACATCCTCGCGGGTCGTTTCACTTTGGCAATCAGCAAGTGCCGGAATATCTGGGCCAGTCTTCCTGGCGCCGGATATGGCCAGTATGAGCACAGCATTGCCACTTTGCAGGGCTTTTACCTGCGTGCCGGAGGAACCATGGAGATGTAGATGCAAACACCGGATGACTGGCAGGCGCTTGGTGCGGCGGGGGGCGTGTTGGGTGGGATTGCCACTGCTATCGCCAGCGCCGTCTGGGCATTTCGTAAGGTTTGGCGTAACGACCGTGTGGCGGACGCGGAAGCGGCCGGGGCGGTCGGTTCTTTCGATCAGCTTTACAAGCTGCTCGATGATAAGGATGACACGATCAAGGATCTCAGGGATGCGCTGAAGACGGCGAACCAACGGGCCGATGATGCGTTCAAGGAACGCAATGAGGCGGTGAAGGAGCAGGGGGCGCAGCAGGTTCGGGTCGAGACGCTGACCGACCAGGTGCGTTTGCTGCAGGACCGCGTTCGTGCGCTGGAGGCGCAGATCGCTCAACTTATGGATGTGCTCAAGCATGCCCAACATTCTTGATTGGCTGCATGGGCATGGCGATCGGTTTCGTCGCGTTGCGCATGTGGTCGAGGGCTTTTTGCTGTTGGTGTTGATCGCTGGCGGTGGCGGGCTGGCCGGGTATTCGGCTGCGTTGAGAGCGGATGATGTGCTCGCGTTGCAGCGTGCGGACCATCAGGCGGAGATCGGTCGTCTGCAAGCGACGACCGATGCCTTGCTCAATAGCAAGGAGGATCAATTGGCGTGGATGTCGGTGCGGCTGGAGGAACTGACGGCGTCTGCGAATACGGCTGCGCGAACCTCGGAGTCGGCGGCCAAGACCTCGGTGCGTGCGTCGCGCCAGGCCGCGGCTGCGGCACAGGTGGCGGGGGCGACGGCGGCGGCGGTGTCGTCACGGCCGAATGTGCCGGAGTCGGCGCGCGAGGCGCTCAATGCGGCAATCGAGCGGACCAATCGTGCGATTGCGGAGGGGCAACCATGAGGGCCGCTTTTTTATCTTTTCTGTTGGCGGGGTGCGCGGCGAATGTGCCGTGTCCGCCCTTGCCGGAACTCGGTGCGGGTGATGATCCCGTTGCGTATGCCGAGATACTGGCCACGCTGTATGCGCGTTGTGCGGGGGCAGGGGAGTGACGCTCTTGTCCAAGCTCATTCTGGTGGTGAGCCTGCTGATGTTGGCCTTGTGCGTGTGGCTTGCCGGACAGCGCAATGAAGCGCGCCAGCAGCGTGACGATGCCCTGCGCGAGCTTGCTGTCGTAAACGTCGATCGCGTGACGCTTCAGGGCAATGTGGCGACCTTGCAATCCAGCATCGACGCGCAGAACCACGCGCTTGAACAATGGCAGGCCGAGGCGCACTTGCGCCAGCAAAAAGCTGCCGATGCCTTGTCGGTGGCGCAGCGTGCGACACGAGAATTGCTGGAACGCAATCGCGTGCTGCACACCATTATCCAGACCACCCGCCCGGAGACTTGCGATGCGACCTTTGATGCTGCTCGTGCTGGTCTGTAGCGTGGGATGTACGGCCGTGCCCACGCCGCCAGAAGCGGTTGTTCGCACAGTAGAGGTGAAGATCCCTGTGCCCGTGCCGTGCATCGCAGCCATGCCGCTACGGCCGACTGTCGATACGCTTGCCGACATCCTTGCGCTGCGAAACGCCGACGCCGCGCTTGCGCTGATGACGCAGCACAATGTGCTGTTGGCCTATGTTGGCGAACTTGAGGCAGTGCTTGCGGGGTGCTTGCCGGCCCACGTCATGTCGTAG